CATCGCCCACCGAAGCGGTGCCCGAGTCGGTCAACGTGGTCACCCAATCAGCCGAATCGACGTCGCGGGTGAAATCGTCGGTGATCGAGAATTGATTGCGGGTCAGCAGAAGCTGCGTGAGCCCATCAGTACGAACAGCCATTAGCGTCGCTCCTTAGTTGCGGATCGCGGCCAAGAAGCCGCTGGTGTTGGTTGGATAGGCAGCGACAGCCGCAGCCGGGGGACTCGCAGCAGGCCGGGCAGCACGCTGGGCAGCAGGCCACGACTCGATCAGCTTGGCCCGCTTGTCGCCAGGCACGACCTTGAGGGCTTCGAGCCGCTCGCGTGTGACCTCGCGGCCCGCCGATTCGAGCAACGCCCGTGCGTCGTGGTCGGCCTTCAGGATCGCGAAGCCCTCGACCAGCACGTCCAGCTTGGACATGATCTTCGCGACCGATTCGGCCATCGGCTTCTCATCCATCTTGTCGGCCTCGCCCATCTCGATCTCAAGGCTGGGCTCTTCCGGCGTCTCCATCGCAGCGAGGAGGGCCTTCAGCTTGGCGACCATCTCGCCCATGTCGCCGTCCATCGCCTCCATGACCTTGGCCTTGAACTCGTCGGCCTCCATCATGGGCTTCTTCTCGCCTTCGACCTGCATGTATCCCTCGCTCTCGAAAAGCCCCGCGTTGGTGGCGGGAGTCTGGACCAGATCAACGCTGTGGACTCGCTCGACGGTCTCAACGATCGTCGTGCCCCCGTCCATCCGCACGGTGCCCTCGGCGTGGTGACTCAGCCCCAGCCGGTTCGGATTCCGCTGGGCCACTTCGACCAGCAGTGAGGCCGATGGGTGCGACTTCAGGTAGTGCAGATCGCCATAGACCGCGTTCTCGCGCACAGCCACGCCACGCAGCCAGCCGAACGCATCCGCCACGGGCCGGTCGGTCGCATCGCGGGAGTGATCGACGTTCACGGCAACCCCCTCGTACATCCCCGCCGCCGACTTGATCGCTTGGGGCGAGTATCGACGCCCGTTCTTGCTCGACGGCCCGAGGATGCGAACGCCACGGATGACGCCTTCCTCGGTGTCGATTGCCGTCGGGCTGAGTTGTTCTTGTTCGATGAGTCGCATGGTGTTATCATGCGACGGGCCAGTCGTGAGGGACAATAGCCGAGTAGGCAAAATGCCACGTTGATACAAAAGCAGCGTATTTCTCGGGGAATAGACCTTGTGAATCATGATTCACAAGGTCACCGCCTCACTCGCTTCGCCGCTGGTTCTGCCTGCGTCGTGAGATAACACCGGCAGTTCGGGTGCGCTGGCGGTCCACCATTGGCGACGATCTGACTGATTGCCCGAGTCCCCCCAGGTGCAACCAGTGTTCGCAACACCGGCTCCCACAGGTCAGGCACCTTGCCATCGAGGGGCCGACACACTGGGCAGACCCTGTCGTCTTTCTCCGTCCGCCATCGCGTGATGAGGTTGTAGCCTCGGTCCTCGACCACGGGCTTCACGCCGTTCGTGCCGCCGACTGCCGCTTTCGTGACCTCGGTTGCCGCTGTCGTTGCGTCGCGGGCCGGGCCGATAGCCTGAGTCAGCACCTCCTCGACGTTGGCCTTAGACGGCGGTGTCGTCGCCCATCCCTTGCCCGCCGCGTCAACGATCTCCTTGGCAGCCTCGATGTTCGCTCGGGCCACCTCTGCCGCCTGCTTTGCCGTGGACGCCACGCCTTGACGCACCATCGCGGATTGCTGCACATCGCTGATTCCCGCCCCGGTCCCGCCTGCTGCGATGATGTCACCGGCCACATCGCCCGCCGACCTTGGCTTGTCAGCCCCCCTCTTCGCCATCGCCGACCGCTGAGAACCAACCGCCCGCGAGTTGCCCAGCAGTTCCTCCAGGTGCTGATTGGCCGCGAGCATCCAGATAGCCAGCAGCATCCCAGCCATCTCCTGCCGCCGCTCCTGCTCCCACCGTGCCCAGTCACTCGCAGTCACCCGCGAGGGGTCGGGAGGATCGCCCAGCTTGTCCCGCAGTTCTGCACGTTGCTTGCTCGACAGCCGGGACAGCCGCTTGGCAAAGTCCGCCTCGATGGCCATGCGACCGACGATCTCACTCATCGCAGCAGCCCTCGTGTTCGTGCAACTGCGACAGGATCGCCCGGGCCTCTGGCACGCTCTGCACTGACTCCAGAGCCGCCACGACTGCCGCGTCAATCGCCGACTCGCTCACATTGCCCACGATCCCTGCCGCCCAGTCAACGCCGGTCGTCCCGCCCCAGCCCAGCCAGGCGACGTGCCCCGCATCCCGCCACGGCTCGCCCTCGAACTCCGGGGCGACCTCGGCGTTCTTCCGGTGCCGGGCGAAGGCCGCCATCCTGCCGACTGTCTCCCGCGAGAGCCGATCCCCTCGGGCCAGTTGGTTGGCCCTGGTCCACCCCACTTGCGTCATCCCCTGCACAGCATCCCCGTGCTCGTCCCGCCACCTCAGCACCCGCTTGGCATTGTTCCGGGCCGCCTCCGGAGGATCATAGGATTCCGCCTCCTGCACGCTCGCGGGCTGCATGTTGGCCTGCTCGGCGTCGTAATCAAGCCCCGCCTGCTTGGCCGCTGTGCGCTTCGACAGGATGCCCGACTGAATCTGCATCGACTGCACTGTCGCCAGTTCCTGCGGATTCCGGCTGGCCACCGATGGCTTCTCGACCGCGATCTCGACCATTGACTCGATCTCGGCCCACGGCACCTGGGGCAGCCTGCCCTGTTCCCACGCGAACCGCAGCACCTTGTACAGCATCGATTGAAATGTGCGAGCGTAGAACGCCTGATCGGCTTCGCGCGCCTTCACGAATGGGCTCTCGGCTACCAGCGTCGATGCGTAGTTCGCGTTTGACGCATCCCCCGAGACCATGTACTCGGGCATAGCCCACCGCGTCCCGACGATTCGCAGAACGTACTGCGAGACTTCGAGGAAGCCGCTGTTGCGTTCCGCACCCATCGGGCCGGGCTTGTATTGCAGTCCGGGCGAGGGCTTCAAGATCGTGCCCGGGTTGTACCGCTGGACCTTCTGCGGCTTCTGTCCCCCGCCGACCACATGCCGCCCGTATTGGGCCACCGCATCGCTTGCCCCGAGGGACTGAATGCTGGCCTGCGTCGTGCCTGCTGGGGCCTCCAGAATCCACGCGATCGCGGATTGCAGGGCAGCACCCTCGGCCATGTTCCGCCGCAACTTGGCCTCGCGTGCGATCTCCTCGACGATGAGGAACGCATCCGAGACGCCCCGCTTTGCGTTGGCCACCGCATTCCGCCTCACATGAAGCATCCGCCGGGCCGGAATGTAGTCCCAGTCGATCCCGCCATCGTCCCGCGACAGATGGTAGCCCAGCACCTGCGATGGTCTCGCCTCGGGAGTCCGCACGCCGAATGACCACGACGTCGGTCCGTCGTAGTCCGCCAGCCACTCCTCCAACTGTCGCACGTTCCCCGGCTCGCGGATCTGGTCAGGCTCAAGGAAGCACAGCGTGGGCCTGCCTTCAGGACTCGCCTCGATGTAGCAGAACGCCTCCCCATCTTCCCGGCTTCTATGATGGATCTCGCGGTCTACCACGCCCACGAAGTCCACATCATCGAGGAACCGGTCAACGATCCGCTGGCACTGCTCGGCGAGTTGCTGGTTGTCACATTGGACGGTGAAGCCGAAACCCGGGCCGAACGTGTACTCCGCCAGCCGATCTAATGCCGCCGTCGCCACCGGGGTCAAGAGTGCCAGGTTGCGGGCTGCCCCACGAATGTAGGCCAGGTCGATCTCGCTGTCGTAGTAGGGCTTGTATCGCCCGTCCGCCCGATCCGTCGCACTCGTGAACGGGTTGACCGCCGTGGGATAACCGAATGTCGGATCGTCGTACAGGTAACCCCGCCGGTCGATAGTCTCGGGCACGAAGGTTTCGAGGAGGTTCTTAATCGCGTCGCTCATTCTTGCTCTCTCTCAGAGTCTTCCGCCGTTCCCCGCATCGCTGACATTCGCGATACTCAACGATCCCCGACCGCCCAGCGTGGCTCGTGCGGATCCGCATTGGCTCACCGCACTGGCACATTCTGACCACCTGACGATACCGTCCGATGTCGCTCAAGTGAATACCTCCTCCGCGTCTTGGTCCACGCCAACGGCCAGCCCGTTGAGCCCACGCACCGCCATCTCCAGAGCATCCGGCCCGTCGTCGTGTTGCCCGCGAGGGAACTCGCCCAACTGATCGAGCAGCAACCGCGTCCCCGGTGTATCGCGGAATCTGAACATGTCGGAGCCCAGCAGGGGACCGAGAGCCGAGACCCGCAGGATCTTATTCCCCGTGTTGATCAACGTCTGCAACGACATGGCCAGCCCTGCCGACAATGCCGCGACATGGAACGATTCGGCAAGCACCCGCTGGAAGCCGTTCCCTTCGAGAACCATCAAGTTCGCTCGATGGTTCGCATACATGGCCACCGCATCCGCTGCAATCTCCTGCTCGGGCCGTCGCCTGATGTCAGCATCGACCCACAGCTTCCCGCCAGATCGCCCGATGAACACAATCGCCGAGAAGTCGCCTTTCCTGTCGTCCGCCCCGAGGGATGGGTCAACCGCCACAACCCCGACCTCGAACTGCTCGGGCCAGCGGGCTGCCATGACCTTATCCCCGAGGTAGCCGCCCCACTTGCTCTCGCCCCACTTGCCGGGCCTCTGTTGAAACATGGCCCGCCACCAGTACTCCGACCGCTCCCGCCGCATCTGCTCCAGCTTGGCGACCGGGTATCGCTCGGGCCAGAGTGCCTCCCCTGGCTGCCTCCCGATGATGTCGCCACCCTCGGCCAGTGCGGGCAAAGTCAGTCTCCGAATCTGCCCCCCGCCCTTCAGCAGCCGCCCGAAGATGTCGTCCTCATGCCATCTGGTCATGATGCCAATCACCACTCCCCCGGGCTCAAGTCGCGTGCTGGCCGTCGATTGCCACCAGTCCCAATGGTTCTCCCGCGTCGTCCCCGATAACGCCTCCTCCGCGTTCTTCACGGGGTCATCGATGATCAGCAGGTGAGCCCCTCGCCCTGTCATCGGCCCACCCACCCCCGCCGTGCTCATCCCCCCGCCTGCTGTCGTGCTCCAGTCATCCGCTGCGTGGTTATCCTCAGACAGACGCCGCCCAAACACCGGGCAAGCAACATCGGCGAACACCTGCCGGGCCTTCCGCCCCCACGAACGGGCAAACGTCGCCTCATACGCTGCCAGCATCACCCGACGATCTGGCCAGACGCCGAGATACCACGCCGGGAGAAACTTGCTGACCAACTCCGACTTGCCGTGCCTGGGGGGA